CTAGTTTTATTACTCAATGTCCAATTTAAAAGATATTGTCTAAATTCAGGTGTTAATGGTTGTGTGCCGTTTGTCTCAAACGTTAGTTCTTTTAACGCTAACATTTTTTCATTATCTAATAGTTCAGAATATTGTTTTTGCCAACCCAATAAAGGTTCCCCGCCTGTAATTACAAGATGTTCGTCTTCCCACCTCTTGTGCGGTAACATATCCATAATTGTATCGGTAATGCTATCAGTAGAGAGTACAGGGCTAAGATGCTTAAACCGAGGATCCCAAGAAGCATAAGAGTCGCAACCTGTATGAACAAGAGGAAGATCTTTATAGGTAGTAAAGCTATCAGCTTTAATTGCAATAACATTTCTTTCATTACTCTTTTCACCCTTTGCCATTCCAAATCCGTCGCAAGTAAAGTTGCAACCAAATGTTCTTAAGAACACGGAAGGAACTCCCATGTATCTACCTTCGCCCTGAATACTATAAAATAGTTCTGATATTTTCAATTTTGCCATCATATCTCCGAGAATTTATACTACATATTATATAGTGTTTAGTCATCAAGGTCAAGCGGATTTTCGATATCATCTCGAACTTTTTTAGCCTTTTTCGGAATATTCATTACCCGTTTTTCAATATCAACGGTATCCATTTGTCGTCTCAAATAATCTAAAAATTGTGTACCAAATTCACCATCTTGTTCTTGTGAGATTAGCGCATCAATATCCATATTCTCCATCAACTTATATTTGGTTGCTTGTTGTTTCTTTTCTTTTTGGATACGTCTAATAAAGGCAAAATAAATTACTTGTGTGTAATATGCAAATGGGTTTGAAGATTTTGCAGGATCAAATTTAGCAACAGCAGTTAAACAATTTTCAATACCGTCAGATATCATATCATCTTTAAAGGTATAGTTAATAAAATTAGATTTGTAAGAAAGGTGCGTTGCAATCTTAATAAAACATTCCCCAATGTATTTAGATACAATAGGAGGTTCTTCACCTTTTGCAGATGCTTCATCTACACTTTGACGATATTCTATAAGTGCTTGTAAGAATTTTTTGTTGTCTACATAATGTGAAGACTTTTGTATCTTATTAGTGGACAAGTTTTCCACGTCTTCTGCTAATGGTGTTTCTGAGGTTTTCATGGTTATCTTCTTTTTCAATTTGGTTTTCGGATTCTTCAACTTCAAGGTCGTCAGCTGTCATAGTTTCATGTAATTCTGCCTCTTTACGATCTTGAACATATTTTATATAATTATCTTTCAATGTCTCTTTAACATTAGCAGCTAATATAATATACTGCACAGGTATTTCATAAAATTCATCTTCGGCCAGAGCCATCCAAGGGGACAATGTATATGATTCCATAACACCTATCCCAAATGGCGTTCTTACTTGATTCAATACCATTGGATCTTGTATAAAGATGCTTTGTTTATCTTTCAGAGATAAATTTTCTTCAGTTTTACAAACTATATCCTCACCATTATTAAGTTTTAATAGTTTATATGCTTGGTTCATTGTAGTTTTACTTTTATTAGTTTATATTCAAAATGTTCATCGTTATAGATTTTGATTCTTTCTATCATGTGTAATAAAGTATAATTCTTTTTAGACTTCCAGGTCAAATCATCGCCTATATCATATAAGTTGCAACTACTTTTAGTTTCACTTGTTCTTAACCCTCTACCAATAGATTGCAAGTTTCTAATACGAGATTTAGAAGGGGATGCAAAAATAATATTATGTAGGTTTTTAATATTTATTCCTGTAGAGAAAGTTCCATATGATGCTACTATTATAGCATCCTTTTCGGTTTCTGTCAATGCTCGAATTTGTTCTCTCTGTTCAGTATCGGTACCTCCGTACACAAAAAACACCTTTCGATTTTCGGCTTTATCTTTAATCATTTGATATAGATTTTTACCGTGTTTTTCAACATACTGAAACAATACAAGACTATTACCTTCTTGCTTAAGAGTTAAATTACGAATAAACTTATTTCTCGGTTCATGCTGTACCAGAAAATCCATTTCTTCTTGATATGTTTTTCCTTTAAGTGCCTTTTTAATCTCATCCGAATAATCCAATATTAGATTATAAATTTGTAAATCGGCTAAAGTTTTACTCGCAATAAGTTTCTTAGTTGTAGTAACTTTATAAACGGGCCCAAATAATCCCTCAAGAACTAACTTATGCGTCTGAGTTCCATCTAATGTTCCAGTAGTTCCTATACGATAAGGAGCACCCGGACATTTATTTAAAATTCCTGTTAGAGATTTTGCTTTAAACAAATGCGCCTCATCACCATAAATTACCTGAAAATCATCAAAGAATTTTTTAGGTAATTTATATAACGATTGCCAAGTACTAATAACAACATCATATTCATTAGACTTCTCATGGCCACCGTAAATACGATGACAATGATTAGATGTTTTCCAACCATTTAGACAAGAGTAATCTTGAAAATCGGAATACATTTGCTCAACAAGAGACGTAGTAGGAACCAAAATTAATTGACGTCTACCATGTTTCTCATGCCAGCGCATTACGCAATAAATGATATAAGATTTACCCGAACCAGTAGGTGATAATAATAAACGTCTGCCATCACTAATTGCTTTATAAACAGCATCAATCTGATAATCTCTCATTTCGAGAGGTTCGCCCTTTGAACCAATGTTAAGTTCTTTTACAAACTCTTTTATTTCTTCAAGGGTGCAGGGGTCAGCTGTATGGACATACTCAGAATAATCTACAGTATAATCACGTTCTTTAGCAAAATGTTCAACGTATTCTTTTAGACCAACATAAAGTTCTTTGGTAAACATCGAAAAAAGTCGGACACGACCATCCCACATCTTTGATCTATAAAGAGGGTGGAATTTTGCGCCAGGTACTTCAAATGAAAAGTGATCGTTCAATTCTTGAGCAATTGAAGGTTCAGCATCAACATTTAAATATACTTCGTTCTTTTTTCTTATTCTTATGTCAGACATTACATTAATCCGTTTGTGAATTTTGTCCATTCAATACTATTTTTTATATCCCATGTTCTACTATTCAATGATCTAATAATTTGTTCAAGTTGATACATGACTGTTTTGAGATATTCAATTTTATCTTGCTGGATAATTAGGTCGGCATCCACTTGAAGAAATTCATCCATTTCATTCTTCAAAGGTTTATTGCCTTGCCATTGATCCCATCCCTCATCGGCTAATTCCAGTTGAGTCATTTCTCCTCTGAAATATTTGTACTTTTTGCGGCGAAGGTTTAAGTAGTCAGACTCGGCTTTACGTAAATTAAGTCGAGTAGATGATAAAAAATTTAAATACTTAGAATGTAGTGTAGGTGTGCGAGCAGATTCATGACCTAGATTAGTTTCGTCAATCTTGCAATCCTCTGCCCACAGATTTTGTAAATCCGTGAGCTTCATTTTTAATTATCCAATTTGAATAATTTGTGCAGGATTGCCCTGGAAGTTAAAGGAACCATAGTGGTTCAATGAGATTGTTGGATCAAGCCAAATATCCCCGCCAATATCTTGCCAGCGTCTGCTGAATGTGTAATCTTCTGACAAGTAACGTTTGTCTTTAGGATCAATCATAGTGTCGAAGAATGCATAGAAGAAGTCCTGCAAATCTGGAGGAGTATTCAGATCGTTGTTATACTTCAACTCGGGGTATGCTGCAATCATTTTATCAACTGCTTCGCGCTTAATCATCATAAAGCCTGTAGCACCATCGTGCAATTTAATAACGCCATTTTCAATAGCAATTTGTTTTAAATCGCGATTAACGAATTTAAAGTTAATAGCGTAATCAGAACCTGCGGCAGCAATGTCGCGATCAGAAATTTCTTCTGTAGGTTTGCGCAAAATGCTATCTCTGATACGTTGCCAATTAACACCCTTTTTAGGATATGCACCAACACAAACTTCTTTATTGTGAGCAATTAACTTCAAAACGTCTTCAACTTGGAATTCAATGTCTGCATCAATAAAGAGCAAACGCGAGTAATTACTTTGTAGAAAATAAGCAACTAACACATTGCGAGCACGAGTAACTAAAGACTCATTTGCAATAGTACCAAACGCAATTGGAATTTGGTGTTGATTAAAGAATGTCAATGTGCGAACCATTGATCTAAAATATGCCTCTGTTAGCATACCACCGTAACACGGTGTTGCAACAAAGATTTTTTCTTTTCGCAAATCTTCAATATTGATTTGTAATTGCCCAGGTTGAGCTTGTTGTTGCGGAATTGCAGGCGCATTTGCCTTGTTAAATTTGGGTACCGGAATTTTTGGAATGTTTTTCAATCCAGGTTTATTAGTTGCCATAAAATCTCCATAGTTAATTAAAGTTGCTCCACCTCAAACAGGGTATATTTAAATGAAGCGATTGCTGTAAAATATTCAACGCTTGCAGAAGCTATATCAAAATCTAAAGCTTCTAAAGACACCGGGAATATGTCTTTATATATTATATTTACTTTAGGGGTATTTGTCGAGTCTAAAATCGTTAAAGTACCATCCGAGTATGCCAAAACTTCTTGTTCTCCCTTAGAATTAATAATTATTGGAAATGCGCTTGGTCTGTTCTTAACAAATTGTCCAAATTGAGAATAATTGTCAGGAAAACCTATTGCAACCAACCATTTATAAAGTTCTAAATAATTTGACATATCTTCAGATATAATGAATCTAACAGTAAATTCTCCAAAATTCAATTTATCGCCAATACGAGGAATATCAACAAAAGGAGTTGGTTGAGATGCATACCCTATTGCCAATTGCGGTAAATTTGCCGATTGGCAGGTAAAAGAAATACCAGGTATATCTTTTATTGAAAATTTAAACGCGTTCGGTCTTAGGAAATCATATGTCTTTGGAAGAGAACTGTTATAGTTCT